CGATACACTACTGACCTGGATCTCTCCTATGTTGGCCAATGTGAGGTTGTTCGGGTCTTCAGCCTTGATCGTCAGGACTGTTGCTTTATCAGTATCTGGAGATGAATCTGGAATTTTGTTATACATCCGCGTGAAAATCGTTAAGAAATTCGTGTTCAAATCGAAAAACCCATAACAATCGTTGACGTAACCCTGACCACCCTTTCGATCTCGGTCCAAGGTCATCGGGAAATCGTGATAGCTGACTACCGGCCATACGTTAGATGCGTCAGGAGTAGCAACAAACAATCTTACGAAATCCAAATCCCCTCCACCATCGGTGGAGTAGGCGGCGAAGGCAACCTTTCCCTCGGGCAAACTGACGACCATGCGAATGGTCCCGGAAACGGCAAGGCCAGAAAACGAAATTTGGGTTGACCCTGGGTAGTTAGCAACAAAATCCTGCAGGGGAGTCTTCGCAGCGAATCCTATACCGTCTAGATAGAAACGTGACCATGCTTGCGCCCATTGTCCGGATAAAATGGCCACCGCCGCCGCGAATCCGTGAACCCAGAGCCGCTTACTACCCGTGGCCGCATTACCAATGATTACCGGGTTGTCGCGCTTCCCTGGGCCCAAAAAAGCGACTTTTACCTTGGTCCCTGGGGCAGGACGCCCAACCTGAGCAAGGCGAGCTTTCCGGGCATACTGGTGACCGTAAAGCTCAAATCCGTCTTCCGTAATCCGGGCCTCGTGAAACGGCTCCTGGTTTCGCCCGCCAAACACTACAGAGCTTGAGTCCTGGGTGCATAGTATCCGCCCACACCAATCACGGCATAACCGGAGCCAACCCCCATCCTGACCAGGATAGCGTTTGACTGAGCCGGAGACCCGCTGCCCCCTACCCTGGGAGCATTATCAACTTCTTGGCCGGCGACATTCGCCGACGCAGCCCCTGTCAAATACCCCGGCCTAACGGCAGGGACGACAGGAGGGACAAAGATGTCATCGTCAATCATCGCTATCGCTTTCCCTCCACAAATGAGCCGGAGCGCTGGCTCCGCACCCAAGGCAAACCCTTTTGGGTCCAAATGACAGAGTAAGCAATATGCAGTTCTTGCTTCCGCAAAACGGACAAGGGCCAACTACACCCGCCATAATGTCACCTGGGTGTTACACCCGACCAGATCCCAATTGATAGCGACCACCTGGTAAAGGCGCCCAGAATAGGTAAATTGCTGCTTCAGTCGTGGCCTCGTGTCCAGAATGTCTCTGGTCATCATCAGGGCATCAGCCGGGCCATTCAGTTTCGCCAGGCAGTATGGGCGTCGGTCTACCGCCACAGTCTCGCTCGGCCAAAGCGAATCGATATACTCTTCGCTGGCCGGATTATCGCCCAGGGAAGTGTCTACCGCCCCACTTGTAGGGGTCGGGTTGAGAAACTCTCGGTCTACACCCTCCGGGACAGTCCCCTCTGGAGTCCCGCTCACAACTACTCGGGCCGGGGTCGGGAAGTTGCTCGTTACACTTCCAAAAATGGGGTCAACCACCACGGTCATTTTGGTAGCCAGCAAGCTGATGTTCTGGGGCCCGCTGTATTGGTAGAGAGACGGCTTGAAGCTCACAAAAGTCACAATCTCATCGTCTTCTGACAAGAATGTAACGGCACCCAGGCCTTCATGGCTTGATAAATTGGCGGCTCCTGGCCCATAGACAGGGGTGTTGAGCGCTACGTTCGGGGCCCCAGATTCATAAAAATCGTAAGTGTTGTCGATTTCCTCGCCACTCGGCATGGTCGACAGTTTCCCCACCCGCAACCCTGTCCGAATATCCCACGGGTTATAGCTGCTTTCAAGCTTCGACCAGGGAATGACTAGATCGCCGGCCGAATCATTTTCCCAGGCCACGCAGTCCAGCGTTCCATCCAGCTTGGCCACCAGGTCGCATCCGGCTAGCTTCAATAACCGGAACACGAAGTCGCTCAGCTTGGCCTGCTTTACGTCTTCCTCATGAACGTGCCAATCAGGAACATTCGTGATGCTTACCCCGGCGTGACTGGCCAGAGCCGCAACCAGGGTGGGGGTGTCCGTGTTGGACCAGGTCGGGAAGCTCTGGTTGTTGAGCCGCATCCTTTGGCTCGACCGGTCCCAGCCACTACACCCACCCATGCCGGACCCTGAAGTGCTCTTGGAGTCGGTCGTATTGCGAGGGCCTGCAACCAGAACGGGCGTGGTCAGGGGAGTGTTCACGTCGTCGATGACAGTGATGGTAAAGGCCCTCTCTTTGGCATGCCGCTCATCGTAATCTCGATTGAAAGCTGCAGCCCAACTCCATCCCTGGTCAATGGCGACGCTGAGGCTGTTCGGGATCGCCCCGGCCACCGGGCCTTCTGAGTCATGGAGTACTGCGCGCTGCTTGAGGACGCTCATGTGCGCGTCACATCCAACAAGGAAAGGGTGGCATCATACTTCCGCAGCCCTCGGCTGGTCGGTTGCTCTCGGTATTTCTCGATGGTACCCGACCATGTGCGCCCCATGAAGTCGGTCAGCGTGTAGGACAGGGTGCCGGCCAGGAGTAAAGCAAAGAAGGCGTTGCTCTCGTCGGTCGTCAACCAGGTCGCGCCAAAAGTAGCCCGCCGAATCGGTTTCTTTCGTAGGATTTTATGGACATCTCCAAAGTTGCCTTCGTCGTCCATCCCGTCATGGCGCAGCTCGATTTCGGCGGCCATCTCGCTGTTGTCCGGAATCCATTCCCAGATCGGCATTAGCCCGCACGATTCCGCGCTTCAGACCACGCCTTTCGGACGATCGTCAGCACTGCGTTTTCAAACTCTGGCCCAAACAGGCTCAGCCCCTGGAAGTTGAGGGTCCAGTTCTCCAGGCTGCGAGGCTGCTGCGCCTGGCCCTGAGAGCCACCCTGACCCTGGCCGCCGCCGGAAGAATCCCCACCACCGGGCTTGCCAACCGGCTCAAGTCGGCCCGAAAACTGGGGATTGCGTGCCTTGGGCCGGGGAAGCGAGCCGGTCTTGGTCAGGTCGCCCAGACGGAAATCGCCCAGGCTGATACCCAGGCCTTCGCTTCCTTCCGAGTAAACCGGCGAATTCGCACCGAAGACCCGCGAGCGAATGCCCTGCTTCTCCTGCAGGTCCTTGAGCATTCGGGCCTTCTCCTGGTTAGCCAGCACGGCTAACTTCGCCTGGGCGGCCGTTTCCGCGGTGACCCGGTCCTGGCCGCTGGCAATCGCTTGCTGCTTCTCCAGTTCGATGAGGTTCACGCGCTCCTGGATTTGTTGGCGCAGATTTTCGGAGATCTGCCGCTCGACGTTCTCGCCCAGTTGCTTCCTTTGCTCGAGCACGGAAGCTTCACTCTCCAGGACGCTCAGGCCAGCAGCTTCCACAGCCTGGGCGTTTTGAAGGTCGCGTTGCTTGCGTTCTGCGGCAACCTGCAGCTTTTCTAGGCTAAATCTCGCCTCTTCTGCCTGGATCTTTCGGTTCGCCTCTGCCTCCGTAAAAACTCGACTCTGCCCACCGGCAAAGGCCGCCTGTTTCTCTTGCTCAATCAGGGAGAGGCGGCGTTGGTGGCCTTCCTCTCGAAGGGCAGTGATGGCCGCCTCATTCCTGGCAGCGTTTTCCGTATCGGCCTGCAGAAGCTGAACGTTCTGGTCAAGGTTGGAGAGGTCCGCCTGGGCAAGGGTGATGGCTTGCTGCTGCTTCTCGCGGGAAACTTCCTTTTCAAGGTTCAGCTGCTGCTTGGTCAGATCAACAATCTTAGCCTGAGCATCTTTTGCATCAACCAAGCCACCGGCCCGGGCCCTCTGAATGGTCGCAATGGCCCCGCCCACAGCCTGAAGCTTCGCCTCGTTGCCGGTAGCCTCAGCGATCGAAGTCTCCAGGCCCTGCACCATGGTGGCCAGGGCATCCTTGAGGCCCTGTGCCTTGGCTTTCTGTGCGTCCAGTGCGTTGTTGCTGCGTAACTTGTCCAGCTCGGCCTGTAACTCAGGGAACTGCTTGAGGAGCCCGGCGTTTTCCTTGGCCCAACGCTCGACGCCCGCTCTGGATTGCTCCAGGGCGGCCAGTACCGTCTGCCCACCGAGGCCCGCCTGGGCATCCTGGACGGCCGTCCGGCCAGCCTCAGCTTCCTTTTGCAGGGCTTCCTTCGCCTTGGAAAGTTCCGAGTTCCGGATCTGCTCTTTCAGCTGCGCGGCGCGTTCCTGGAGAGAAACCTCCTCTTCGGTCCCCTTCTGGGACGCCTGGATGCGCTGGCGCACGAAGTAGAGCTCATCCTGCAGGGTGGCCTCGCCCAGCGCCTTCTTGCGGCGAAAGGCTCGCTCCTGAGTATCAATTTCGGCCTTAGCGGCTTTCTCGGCATCTGCGGCTTGTTGTTCCAGGATGCCAGTTCTTTGTTGGATCAGGGTCAACTGGGCTTCCAGCCCTGCTTTGTCGGTAGCATTTAGCTTCGGATCCTCTAGGCGTTTCAGGAGCACGTCCACATCTTCCGTAGCAATACGAGTCTTTTCAGAATTGTCTCGGATTCTCTGATTGACCAGCGCCAAAGCGTTTGAGAGGGCTTCGGTCGTGCCGACCTGTTTGGAAAGGTTGAGGAACTCACTAAGTTGCTTTGAGGCAGTGGTGGCCTCAACCAAAGGCTTAACCACATCATCAAAAGTCTTTTTAGCGTTCGCTGCAAACTCTCGCGATCTGCTAAACTGGTTGGCCAACTCGGTCGCTTGAGTGATCTGTTGATCCAGGTCCTCCGAGTCTTTGATGGATAACCCAGATGGGGCCAGCTGAGCATTTACCTCGTTCAGCCTCGCTTCGCTTCCCTGGCGACTTCCAGGGTCGAATATGCCAGAGGTTTCATTAAGCCTTCGGCGCGCGTCAATAAGCGCTTCCAGTCGCTCTTTTGCCTCTTTGGCAGCGCGCTGGTTCTTGTTCAGCGTCTGAGTCAGGCTTTCCGAGGTTACTCCAATGTCAAGCAGCGCCGTGACAATCTGATCTTTCGGTATGCTGGCAAAAGCGTTATTGATTTGGCGCATCTGCTCGGCAGAATTGCCCACGATCTGGACCGTGACTCCAACCGACTTGCCGGCTTCGTTGATCGCAGAAATTCCCCGGCGGAAGAACTGGTTGGCGTCCGCCATCTCTCGAGAAGACTTGGTAATTTGCTCGCCCATCTGGACCGCAGCCTTTTCCCACGAGTCGGCCAGAGCCAGGCCTGCTGTCGCGGCGACAGCAGCTAGCGACAACAAGCCCACGCCGAAGGCCACTGAAGCCAGGCGGCTGGCGGTCATCGCGCCCGCGACCTGGGTCGTTTTCAGGCTTAAAGCCTGCAAGGCAGCAGCCGTCCGAGGAGCCGTCACGCCTACGGCAGCCAGCTGGCTCACCGTGTTGGCCAGGGCGGCTTGCAGCAGTAGGAGAGATGCTACGGCCCCCAGCCCCAGTGCTCCCAGCCCGAGCAAGCCACCCACGGCAACCGCTCCCGCGATTCCGATGGCTTTCATGGGGGCTGGAATCAGATTGGCAACATTCAGCAGGCCCGTCAGAGCTTTCGCCCCCAAGGTCGCGATCGGAATCAGGTTTTTGCCAAAGCTGGCCCCGACCGTGTCGGCCGCGTCCCCAACGTTGCTCAGGGCGCCCTGCAGAGTCTTGCTCTGTCGCTCCATTGCGTCGCCGTAGCGAACCGAAATGAGTTTGACCAGTGCGTCACGATTCTTCTCGATGGCGTCTTCAGCGTGACTGAGTTGGCCAACCACGTGGCCCTGAACTGCACCATATTTCAGAAGGTCCCTGGTCGTGATGGCATACTCGTTACGCAGCGACTCAAAGCCCTCGGACGAGCCAGAGGCAGCTTTTGCAAAAACCAGGGTCGCCTCTGGGAGCGACTTGCCCATGGCGGCCGCCAAGTTTCCGGCAACCGGCAAGAAGTCCTCAACCCGTTGCTGGTAGCCCTCGAGGATGGTCGCGCCCTGCACCAATCCGCGCACATCAAAGGGCGATTGGAGCGCAAGCTTCTGGACAAAAGTAAATTTTTCCGCCGCGGCTGCAGCTGAGCCGGTCACTGAAACCAGCCGGGCTTGCAACTGCTCAAAAGTCCCAGCGACGGTCAGGGCGCCGGCGGCCAGGCCACCAAACAGGGTGCCGACGCCTGCGAAGGCGGCCGCCACGGAAGCCGCGACGCCAGCCAGTCCCTGGAAGCGCTGGGCGATGTCCCCCAGGCCCTGAATCGCAGACTGGCGGAAGGTCTGGACCCGAGCAGCCAGGTCGGAATTGCTGGCGATCAGGCTCTTGTTTGTGCTTTCCCAGGCCCGCAGCTGAACCAGAATCTCTTCGTAGCCCTTGGCCGCCTGGCCGAGGTTGGGAGCAAAATTTAGCTTATTGAGGCGGTCCCGGAAGCCGTCCAGCTGCGAATCCGCCGCTTTGACGTTGGCAGGGCGAACGGCTGCGAGTTTGCGGGCCTCGGCGGCCGCCTGAGCCTGAGCCTGAGCGAACCGTTGGGCCTCTTTGGCCGCGATCGACACCTGGCCAGCCACCTGGCTGTAGGCAGACCGCAGCTCGGGCGATTCCTTCAGGAGGGCGGCCTGCTCAAAGCGGAACTTCTGCAGGGCGAAAACGCTATCTCGGATTCCGTTAACCCGGTCGACTGCGTTGGTGCTCGTGCCAACCGATTGGATCTTCTTCTGCAGATCGCCCAGGGCCTGATTTGCCTTGACCAGATCGGCCGGATCGAACTTCGGAAGCAAAGACTTGGCGGCCGCGTCAGTTCGCGCCTTGTTGAAGTCAATCTCGGGAGCGACACGGACCTTTTTGCTCCCCAGTTCATCGAGCTTTCGCTTAACATCATCCGTTACTTTCGTGACGGATGATGCTTCGGCGATAAACTGAATGCCGACCTTTGCGTTACTGGCCAAAGCTCTTTACCTCCCCTCCACTAGCATCGGGAGGCGCGATAGTATCGGGGACAATGATGCCGGCCTCAGCCAGGGCGTCCTTGTATTCCTGGATTTCCCGGAGGCCTGCGGTTAGAGTTTCGTCTCCAAGTCCCCAGTCGGGTTCTCGGCCGGGCTTTCCGCCGGCGAGAGCGATTCGGAAGCTGGCTTCTCGCCAGTGGTCTCGCTCGCAGAGTCGACGCTGGCGGTCGAGGGTGCGCCAGGTCCAGGTTCTCCAGATTCGGTGAGGGTCGACTCCATAGACTGCGGCACAGAGTTGAATGGCTCGCTCCCACTCTGTCTCTCGCTGAGCAGCAGCATTTCTTGCTGAAACATAAGGTCTAGGAGCGTCCTGAACTTTTTTCCGAGCTTTTCCTCCTCGGCCACAAAACCATAGAGCTCACCCTGTTTATCCAAGATGGCCGCCATTACCGAGGGGGTCAGCCGGAACGATTCCTCCATGGTGAATGGCCCGCGACTGTCGAGTGGTTGAGTTAGGCAGTGAGCCAGGACCTCAAATCTGGCCTTTCGCCCCGCCTCGACGTCGCCGGCATCCGCAGAGAGTCGCTCCAGAAGTCGCAGGAACTCCGAAGCTTCCTCCAGTACGCGCTCTTCCAACCGGAAAACGCGCTCTTGCCAGTTCTTTTCGGCGTCCTTGTAGACCACCGTGGCGTCGACGAGGGCAGGGCGAAAAGTCAACATGAATTAGGTCTCCCAGTAGATGTAGCCGAGACTGTTGGAGGTCTTGCTGGCGTCTTCCAGCGCTTCCCAAGCCACATCGGTCTTAAGGAAATCTCCCTCAGTGAAATCCAGGGAGAATCCACCGTCAGGCTGCGCTTTCCAGATGACGCAGTGGATCTTCTTCTTACTGCGGGGGTTCGTGTGCACGAATTGCAGCAGGCAGTCTGTAACCGTCTGCTCAAAGCCCACGTTGACCAGATGGCCGGCGATTTGCGTGAAACCATAAGCCGCACGCACAGTGCCCAGAGAGGCAATCGCCCCGCCAGACAGTCGCTTGACTTTACCGGTGACCGCATCCAGAGAGTAGTCGGTGTCGAGCACGTAGGTCACGCTCTCGGCTACATTCTTCAAGGCAACTGAAGTAAAATCTTTGGCAATTCCTGGGCCCGGGCCAAGCTGGATGAACTGCTCATCCTTGGTGACGTCTTCGCGGAAAGTGTGCTCTTCGTTGGCCGCGTCCAGCACAGTTTGGGCTCCGCCGGCCTTGGTAATGGCCGCCTGGTTGCCCATGGCGCGAGCCATATACTCGGGCGCAATCTCATAGAGACCTGCCGTGAGCTTCATGGTCGTACCAACGGGTACGGACACGATAGTGCGCTGAGGGACGCCCGCCAGCAACTTTTTGACCTCGGTGGCCACGTCCAACTTGGCGTTGGCGATGTATCCGGAATTGTAGCCGTTTTGGTAAACGTTTCCGGTGCCCAGACTGATATGCTCGACTCCCATTGCGGTAGTCTCCTCTCGTTTTTAAGGACTGATGAAATCTTGGGGGTAGGCGATGAAAGAGGCCTCAATCAGCACGATTGCCGCGGCCCTGGAAAATCGATTTTTTTCCGTGATTCCGCGCACAACGTTGGGGAGCACGGCGAGGAAGTAGCTGGCGTTGTCTGTCGTGATTCCGGTCGCCGAAACCAGGGCCGGAAGCACTCCTCGCCACTGGCCATCCTGGCGGCGCATCAGGGTGTCCTGGAGAAGCCGGTCCGCCACTTTTTCGCCCTGTGGCGAATGCACGTAGGTGGTGATTGCGAAGCGAGTGGTTGCTTTCACGCCGCTCTGCGTGACCGCGAAGTCAATTTTGTTGTCCCAGTCCACAGTGACGGCCCGGTGAAACTGAGCTGGCACGGGTGCGTCGGAGAACTGCACCAGGTCGACTGACTCCAGATGCTTCCCGGGGGCAATCTGACTTTGCAGGTAGCTCACCAACTCGTCTTGCAGGTCTGTAAACATCAGGGGCCTTTCAGGTGGTCATCGAGCCAGGCGGTTAGCTCCGCTTCCAGTCGTGGGATCAACTCTTCTGGCGTGGGTAGATAAGGACGGGCAGGGATGGTCGGAGGCGGGTGTTTGCCGCCCGATGGCCAGCCAAAGTTCTGGATGGCGGCATAGACGAGGTTGGACCCAATCAGCAGCTCGCGGCCGGTCAGCACGTAGACGCTTTCTTGGCCGGCCTGCGACGTGATGGAGTCTCGGAGGGTGCCCTCGTCGAGCAGTATTTTGACCGAAGACTTATCCGCGTTGCGGCGCTTCAACAGAGTGCGCTCCGACAGCCGCGCCCAGCCAGGCCCCTGGTTCTGGAATTTTTCCTTGATGATGGTGTGGGCTTCCACTCCGGCGATTTCTAGCGGTTCCTCAGCGTGTCCATCGAGTCTGCGAATCTTTGCGAGGAGAGGATCGATGTTCTCGGATGAGATCTTGATTCGAACCCCGTAAGACATTACCGATCCCAGTCAATCTGAGCGATTTTGCTCGTGTAGCCCGGTCCAAAACGGGCATCGATAAGCGCTTCGTTGACCTTCCGGTCCTTCGGATCAGAAGAAAGTTCACCGTCAGGACCAACAATTACGCCAAGTTGAAGAAGTTCTATATGACTGACGCCCTGCAGTGCAAAAAGGTGAAACTTCATTGCCGATCCCAGTCAATCTGAGCAATTTCGCTCGTGTAGTCCAGCCCCGAATGGTAGGCGATACCGGCCGAGTCTTGCAGCTCCGTCTCGGCTTCTACCAGCTCTGGAACACCGTTCTCCAGCATATCCTGGAGGTCGTCATCCAGGTCTTTCTTCAGGCGCTTGGCTTCTTTTTGAGCTGCTTCATCCTCAGAAGACTCAAGTACAAAGACTTTGGCATAATCGGCCGCAAGCTGGCTGATGCTAGACGGCACCGGCGAAAACGGCACCGTATAGCGCTTGGCCAGCTTGCGGTCGATCCGCTTATCGGCCCAGACCAACCCCTCGTCAACCGTGGCATCAAATGCTGAGTTTGCGACGGCCACGGAGGGCAGTCGCGCCTCGACTTGAGCACGGGTGGCGTAGGGCATTTTAGAACTGGTCCTTCACCTCGCCAGAGGGCTCCTGAGGGGCCTCCTGGGCATTGTCCTCGGGCTGACCCTGAGTGTCAGGTTCAGAGGCGGGGGGCGCTTCCTGGCCCTGATCGGGGGCAGGCGCGGGGGGATTCTCCGCAGGGGGTTGCTCAGGGGTAGCGTGCGCTTCCTGACCCTGAACCGGGGCATGCTCGGGGGGATGCCCAGAAGAGAGGGTGTCCAGGCCGAGCAGGCGAGCTTCGCCCTTGGTGATCTCATAGGTCCGCCGCAACTCGTCCAGACTCATGCCCAGACGAAGGTCCGACAGGATGGCCACCATGCGCTTTGCCTTTTCGGGCAAGGGCACCGGGTCCGGTGAGATCATAGACAGAGGAGGCACAGCCCCCTTGCCCGGGACCAGGCGCGCGGCCGGTTGCAGGGTAGCCCAGTGGACCACGCCCGGCTCGCAATGAGCCAGCAGTTCCGGCCCGGGATTCCGAACCACCTCATTGCGATGCCACACCCGGCTGTCGGCAGTCAGCCCCTCGTGGAGGATAACCACCGAACCGGGCGGAGCCGACACGCCGGGCGGAAGCGCTTCGCCCTGAGGCGACGCTGCGTCCACTTCGAGGGGTCCCTCGTCCGCGAAGCGAGCCGCGCGACCGCCGGTCCAGTGCACCACACCAGGCTGGGCGTATTGGAGCAGCTCAGGGCCAGGCTCCGTGACGATCTCACCCTTGGCGTAGCACTTGCTGTCACAGGTTAGCCCTGCCAGTAATACAAGAACGGCGCGAACCGTGATCTTGCCCATTACGGCGTGTAGAGCGTGCAAACGGCCACGCAGCCGGGGAAATAGAGCACCGGAAGGCCGTGCTCGCCGATGGTGACGCTCCAGCGGCCCTTCTTGGCCAACTGGTCGTCCACCACGCTGAACATGCCAGCGCGGGGAGTCATGCCGCCGTTGAAGGTGCTGGGAGTGCTGCGCCAAGCGCCGAGCTTCTGACCCTTGGGAGGCATACCCACCATGATCAGCTTACCCTCGGGTACGTAATACTGAAGAGCACCGGCTGCGTCGCGGTAGCGATTGCGATTGACCACGATGCGGCTGATGCGCACACCAGTCAGCTCCAGCATCAGAGCGATGATGTTTTCCGAACCGATGCGCCGAACGTCGCCGCTCTGCTTCACCAGGTCACGCACCTTGGCATTATTAGCCAAGTATTTGAGCGTCCTGGGATTGATGATCGCTACGATTTCGCCATCAGTCTGGGAATCGAACAGCTCGCACCAGACCTGCAGGTCGTAAATCGGGTCGGCACTGGCGATCGTCGACCAGGGGACGCTGGCGGTGGGGGTGCCAGCCAGCTGCCCGCTATAATCGATGGTGCGCTTAATGCCGTTGCTCTGGATGGTTCCGCCGCCCAGCAACATCATATAGCGCAGCAAGATTTTGCGAGAGCGCAGCTGACGGATACCCTTGTTGACCAGGCGCATCGCCAGGTCCTCGCCGTCGATGACCAGGGTTCCGGGTTTGCGGGCGCGGAGGATGTCTTTTTGGGTCAGCGGGAACCGCTTGCCCCAATACATCGTGTCCTCGCTCATGGTCTTGAGCACGTGAGGCTTTTCGATCATGAAATCGCCGTCCGGATCATACGGCTCGGCCAGGCCGCCGGTGGGACTTAGGACGTCCCAGGCGATTACCTCGTCGTTCTGAGCCTCGTTGGGCATCAAGGTTTCGGAAATGTCGGGCTCATCGCCCGAATCGTATTCTTCAATGTAGCCCTGGATGACTACGGGAGTGGGGATGCCGATAGAGCTCGGTAGCAGGGCCTGAAACGCCATGTTCGTGCGGGTCCTTTCTCAAATAAAAAAGGCCCGCACGAAGCGAACCTTTGTAGGCGCCCTGGGCCTCGGCCCAGGGCTGTCAACGGGAGGTTTTTAGTTGGAGCTCATCACACGCCAGCCGCCGACGATGGCGCGAAGCTCCAGCGTCTGATTGGCGGCGTTCATGGTGAAGCTGGTCGCTCCGTTGATAGTGTCGCTGCCGGTTCTGGCGATGGTGTAGTTGTTGGTGTTCGCGTTCAGGGTGCTGATGCGAAGGGTGCGGCCGATACCGTAGGTGGCAGCGGCCGGTAGGGTGATGGTGCGAGGCCCAGCAGAAGTCGCCATGGCCACGTCGTCGTCGGTCACCAGCACCGTGTAGGCTCCGTCAGCCACAGCGGTATAAGCTCGGTCTGCTTGCCGACCACAGGCCAGCTGGGTCACGTTGTCGGCCAGATTGATGCCGCCCAGATGGCGCAGGGCTGCTGCCGTGACGCCCACCAGTTGGTCGGTGCGCAGCAAACACTGGCCGATGTAGGCCAGGGCAGGACAGGTGGCGTTCAGGCCGGCCGTGGTAGTGTCAACGTACTCGGCCAGAATGCCCACACAGAACTGAGAGCCATCACTGGCGGTCTCGTCGAACGCCTGGGCCAGGCTGGTCGCGGCCACAATTCCCAGCGCCTGGCCAGGCGCGTACGATACGCCCTGCTTGATCTGCACCGGGCGACTGAAGGGCTTAATGTCCCCCGGATCGCTGTGGAAAATGTTCTTGGAAGTCCAGCTTCCGAGCTGCTTAGGCATCTTTATTGCCGCCCTTCTTGTTGTATTTTTCCTTCAAGGACTTAACCTCAGTCTTTACGTCCTCGGCCTTCCCGGGGCGCTTGGCGCCTTCACCGAACTTCTCGCCCGGATCACCGTAGGTCTCGAGGCTGAAGAACTCCGGCTGGACCTCTTTGACTTTCTCGTAGAGGCCGAACTGCTCGGGTGTCAGGGTGGCCACGAAGGCTTTCTCGGGCTCGGTCATCGCTTTGGTGGTCTTGCCGGCTGCACGGAAGACCTCGACGCGATTGCTCGCGGTCATCGCCACCTTGTCGGACCGGAATTCAGCCAGTTCGGTTTTGGTAGCGTTCAGCTGGTCGACCAGCTGCTTGTTAGCAGCCTCCATCTTAGAGAAGCGCTCTTCCCACTTATCGTTGACCGTGCTCAGGGTAGACTCAGGGCGCTTCTTGCGCGAGCGGTCTCCCTGGCTGTGCTTTTCGGTTTTGCCCTGGTCGGCGTCGCCTTCCTTGGCCGGATCTTCTTTGGCTTTTACACTCACGGCTTGCGCCTCCTTAGGGTTTTTACTGAAAACTTGCGTGTCGGTGAAGTAGGGGTCGGCCAGGACGCTGACTTCGTCGACCTCCATGGTGTCGTAGTAGATGCCTGCCGACAGTTTGCGATAAAGGCCACTCATCACATTGTTGACTGAGTCCTGGCCAATAAAGCGGAGCCACCCCCAGAGCTGGGAGCCCATACCTTCACCGCGGCGCTCCAGCGAGCGGATGTTCCCGACCATATTCTCGATGCTGCGGTTTTCGGGGTTGTGGTCTTTGTAGACCGGTCGATCCCACTCGATTTCTGCAGATGGCTTGGGAAAATTGCTCACCAGGCGGTCGATGTCAGCGCCAGTGTAAGTTTTCCCGCGATGGATCCCCGCCTTGAAAATGCGGGCCAGTTTGTCGACGTAGGGGATTTTTTCGCCCGTAAACTCGTTTACGAACTCGCCGAAACGGGTGGTTTCCTCGCCTGCGCCAGGGACCAGAGTCGCCCGGAAGCGCTCAAGTTTTCGTTTCATACGCGCCTCCGGAAACAAAAAAGGCCCGCACGAAGCGAGCCGGTCAATTATTCCTTGACTTAGGTCGACTTTTTGGTTGTCCGTCTCCCGAATGGGCCCTGGCCCCAGATTTCTTCAGGGGTCAAGCCGACGCCCATCTCGCCGACTTCGCCCTTGGCTTCCGCCGCCTTGACTTCCGCCAGTTGCTTCTGGTAAGCCGTCGCCATTGCATCCGCCTCGGCGGTCAACTCGGGCGCTTGCATCATGCCCTCGGACTGCCACGAGTGGCCGTCCCGGACAAAGGTTTCTTTGGGCTTCTTGTCCTTGCTCAAAGTTTGGCTCGCTCCTCGATCTTTCAAGATGCGATCCAGTGTAGCAGGATCTGAGGCTCGAAGATGAGCGACATAGTCGAAGATGGTCCCAAATCTTTTGCCTTTGCCCCATTTGCTGGAACTGGTGCGAGCCAGCTCAATATGCAGGAAGCTGTTGCCGCCGTTGATTTCGTTAGCCCCGACTACATACTCATCTTCTGTGGCATACTTGCCCTTGAGATTGAATCCAGGACTGACGCCCATTCCTCCGAGCACACGTTCTAGCGGAACCTCCGCCTCAACTTTTACGCCAGAGAAGGCTGCGTTTTTGTTGGCGGCCCAGCTGGTCGCTTCCCAGCAGCTCAGACGCGCCCGAGTCTTGCCCAGAGCAGCCGCTGCGATCGCTTCTTCTTCGACCTGAGACCAGGTGAAGCCGCGGTAAAGCGTCATGGTGTCGGTCGCAAAAGTGTTGCGCAGCACCACCTGGTTCGCCACCAGAGCTGCTCTGATTTCAGGACGAGATGTGGGCTGGCGCTTTTGAAGCTTCTCCCATTCCTCGCGGAGGACCATGCCGCCAGTTGAGTTGCTACTGCTTTGCCAGGCATACCAGAGGTCAGCATAAGCATCCGTGGCGGGCTTACCGATGAGCGCAGTCATTTCTTTGCGACGCGCCTCTTGCCTGCGGTGGGTGTTGGCCGAAGGACTAGCGCCTTTCACGGTCGCCACGAAATCTGAAACGTCTGTCACGGTGCCCCGTGCCAGCACAACCTCGTAGGCCTTCGCTTGCTCACCGATGGCTTTCTGCCGAGCCAGCAGCATATCCACAAGGCCTTTAGAAGCTGCCTCATCAAACCCGGCCCTTTCTACTGCATCCTTGATTTGCGCCGGCGTGATGGCCAGCACCCGCTTGGCACTGTCTACCAACTGTTGCGGAGTTGTGCCGCTGAGCACCTGAGAGGCCGTCGAGCCCTTCATGGTGCGCAGACTCATCCATTCGGCCACTTGGTCGTTCCAGGCGCTGCCTTTTGGGTCGCCCTGCGCTCGATAGAGCAACGAGCCACCCACGTCGATGCGGATCGCCCGGTCGCCTTTCAGCAGCAAGTTGTCGTGAGTCGCACCAACCACGTCCCAGTTGGCCAGCCAGGCGTCGGCGGCGAAATGTTCGCCTACGCCCTTCGTGGCCGAGTCAAGCAGGGCCGCCGGTGAATTCACCAGCCCGTCGACGATCTTGCTGGCCAGGCCGAGCTTACCGGTGCGCATCTCCACCAGGCGGATGTCGGGAACTTCTGCGCCCGCGAGCCGGTAGAGTTGGGCAGCCAGCATCTCGTTTCGCGAATGGTCGGAGCTTTTGGGCTCTTTCACATACCACTTCGACCCGTCTTTATAGGTCGCCACACCGCCCGGGTTGGAGCCCTTCCGAGGACCGTAGGCAGAAAAATCGGACTGCTCCAGTTTAGTCCAGGCCTCTTCCCAGTCGGCAGGGGTACTCGCCGGCTTGGTCGACTTCAGGCTAACCTTCTTGACCCGCTTGGGCTTAACGGGGGCTGGCGTCGCCGGCGGAGCTGGCTTGGCAGCCTGGGCCACCGCATAGGCCTGAGCCTGTTGGTCATTGTAAGCCTTCAGTGCATCGTGGATGCTCTGGCCGGGATTCCAGTGGTCGGCCAGCAATTTCTTAAGCGCTTGAGCGGCATCGATGTCCGCCTGCGCGCCCGAGGCTTTTGACTGAGCAAGGAAGTTCTCCAGCTGGTCCCAGGGCACAAGCTTGACCTTCTGGGACTCCCAACCGGCGTGCCAGGGCTGGCCGATGGTCTTCTTGCCGAGGTAAAGCTTTGTTTGACTCGTCCCTTTTTCGAACTCGCCGAGGAACGCCAACAGCTCGCCCTGCATGCCGGTCTCTTCCCAGAGCTCCTTCAGCGCGCTCTGCTGATGGGTCAAGGTCGAAGCCACGCCACCCTTGGGAAACGTATTGACGTAGCCGCCGAAGTGGTTGGTGGGCTCGACGAGCCAGGCGCCCTTCTCCTCGACCAGGATCACCCCAGAAGCTTGTTTCTTACCCGTTTTGATGAGCTTGGAGGGATCCTCGAAAATCTTGTCGATGGGCCAGGCCTGCTTCCAGTGGTCAATTTTCAGTTGACCGTCGCCGGCGCCCTTCTTCGTCTCTGGGGTGGGGCCGGGCGGGAAGCCGAGCTTGTCCGCATACGGGGCCCAGCTCGGCGGCTTGCCCACCTCAAACACGACCGCTTTGCCCATGTCCAGATCAAGCTGCATGTCGGCCTGGGCCACCGCAACGGGGTCCAAGGCAGGAGCGGCCGCCGGGGTTGCTTTCGGAAGCCGGGCAGGCGTGATCGCCTTCGCAACCAGGGGGTTGATCTCACTAGGACCACCAAACCCACGCAGAGGCGGCTCCAGATTGGACCAATCCAGGGCCTGTTCCAGGGTTTTCGGTCCCTGCTCGTCCGTCCAATCAAAATAGCGCTTGACTATGGTTGGATCGCCGTCTTGGAGGCGCTGAAGGTGGAACTTGCTGACCGGGACGATCGTGGAGCGGCACTGGAAGTGCAGCGGGGGCGTGTTGGCCACCAGGTCGGGTGAGTCCAGCAGCAGGATGCGCCCGTTGCGCACTTCGCAGATGGTCGTGGTCCGGTCGTCCAGGATCGCCGTGAACTGGACGGCCACCACCAGGTTGCTCTGCAGAAACGTGTCAAGTTTGCCCGCGTTGTAAGCCGCGCTTGTCTCCGTGCGCGCGATATTTTCTAATCGCGCCTTGGAAAAATGAGGGAAGACCCCGGCCAGGTCCTTGGAGATTTGCTTTCGAGTCTTGCCAGCAGCCAGGCCCTCGGAAATGACCTTCTGGACTTCAGTGTCCAGGTCTTTATTCCACTTGCCCTGCTTGCCCGCTTGCTGCTGGGCCCACAGGATCGCTTTGTCTGGTTGCGGCCCCTTCGGTTGAGGCGGCACCCCGAACTTTGCAGTGCGATCCAGCTCAGTGACCTCGCGCTTCGCATGGGCCACGCCCCAGGAGTAGCAGGCCACGTCATAGCGTAGCACCAGGTTGGCATGCTCGGCGGCTCCAGGTACCGGGGTCGCCGGCCGCCCGTTCTCGACTGCCAATTGCACGGCGCGAAGCCGTTTCGCTTGGAGTTTGGAGAATTCGCGGAGCAGCCAGCGCTGCATCTGATTGAAGCGAGGCCCGGTCAGGGCTGCCACCAGGGCTACACTGCTGCGCGCATAACCTCGCGCAAAATTCTGCGCTGCAACTCGCGACGAGCGTAGGCCTGCAAGCGGCGACGGCCTGCCCTCGAGAAACTGTTTGTGTCGGGCTTGGGGTCCGTGCCCCCCGCAGCAGCCAGAGGGTCCCCAGGCATTGGAGGCATTCCCGGGGCCACCATGGTGCGATCCGCCAGGGCATTCATATCCGCTTCGGTCCACGGGTTCAGCCCAATCTCCTCGCGGAAGAAGTTCACGTCGTCGAGGTTTTGAGTGTCGATGATGTCTGCTTGCTTCAGCTTGTTGGCTACGTCGGCCAGCTGGGCTGCGCGACCGGCGTCAAAGTGCTCGCACAGAAACAAGCCGTAGTCTTCCTGGGGGCCAAACTGGAACTCGATATAAGGCCGAATCATCTGCTCGATCAGGGCCTCGGTCAGTTCGTCACTGTGGCCGTCGGTCACGTCGTCGAAGTTGTCGCTTTGTTGAATACCGAGTGAATGCGAGCCCACGTCCCCGGTCCCGGTGATGAGCTTGGGCTTACCCAGGGAGGCTTCCATCTGCTCGTTGAGCCACTTTAAGGCGTCCAAGAAGTCCTGGCCGAGCTGGCCGCCTTGCGACCGGTTGATCTCGATCTCGGTGCCCTGAGGAACGACCATGCTGCCGCGCGTGCTCAGAGCGTCCATCACCTGCGTCAGGTATTTGCTGGCCACGATGGGCTTGCCGTTCACCATGATGCGAGCGCTGGGGTCTGGCGTGGTCGCAATCGTGAGCGGGCAGCCGTAGCGCTCCAGGGTGATGAGGTAGGCTTTCAGCAGGACTTCCTTCGCCTTCCACAGACGCCAGGCGCGCTTGTAGTCGCCGGTACCGTAGGGGTTGCCCCAGTGGTTTCCGTGGGCGATATGAATGACTTTACTGATCGGGATATTTCGCTCGCGGTCCCGGCCCTGGTTCCACCATTGCTTAATCCACTTTAGCTCGCCCTTGTCGGGGCCATCACGATGGATGTCCAGGGTGAGGCTCTTGGGGTGGAGCGTCTGCAGGTTGCGCCAGGTCACGCCGCCATCGGGTGCCCGGCCGTAAATGATTTCGGTCACCGAAAAGCCAATGGGCCCGAACATCAAGATGCCTTCGCACTTCTTGAGGAAGCTGCCCCGGATGTTTTTCAGGCCCTTGCGCACGTGGTCTTGCTGGGTCTCGTCGAAGTTGACGTATTCACCCAGGCCTTTGATGACGCGCCGCTTGATCATCTCCGTGCTGCTGTAAAGAACGTCGTCGTTCTCATACATCCGGATATAGTCATCGACGCCGATGCTGTCCGGGTTGATGGTGCCTTCGGTATAGGCCATCGCCCAGTTCAACCAATTGTTGTTGGCCACGCCCATGTCGAGCGGGTCCGGCATTTCCTGAGCCAGCCTCGAAACCACTTCGCCCTGAGGGCCATAAATTACGGCCATTACCAGGGCTCCTCATCGTCATCAAATACCGGTGGGGCGCTTTCTAGCACCCGTTCGCCCACGCGGGCTGCTCCAGCGTCCGGAACGTGCGCCTGGCTCATCACCACGGCGTCAATTTCGTCCCACCCGGTCAGCGAATTCATGCCCAGGGCTTCCATCTCGTCCTTGGTGTGCACCCGGCGCTCCATCGTGGGCAGGTAGCTGTAGAGAATCTTGCACATCTGGGCTTCGAGGCGGTCCGAATCCGGCAAGCAGGGGATGCCCTTCTGCAGGAGTAGCCTGAGCAGCCACATCGCCTCAGAGCGCATATTGGTGAACCGCTTGGGCTGCCAGGCTGGTCTTCCGCCGTTGTAGGGCACCACACCGGTGGCCATCCACTGCAAATCGTCGACCGGGCCGCCGCCCAAGCCCGGCTCGTCGACCAGGGTCCTCGTGATGCCGAGGCGCTCAATTTCCTCGACCACCAGGCCCTTGAGCATCGTGGTCGACTGCGGCCCCCATGTGACCAACGGAGCCCAGGCAAACTGCGCTTGCGCCGCCAGCACGCTGGAGCACTCGCCGAAGCGGGCCACGTCCAGACCGCCCTGCACCTGGTCGACCAGGAGATGACGGAATCGCCACCAGGGGAACTGCTTACCTGCCTTCATGGCGCTAAAAGCCATCGACTCAGTGAAATACATCAGGTCGCGGGTGCGAGCCCGGGCATCTGCGATGTCTCCCAGGCTGTAAAGCTGATTTGGGTCGCCTTTGGGGAACAGCCCGCGCACGCGAACGCGCCACATGTCGCTGTCCTCGCCGCACTCCTGGAGGATGCCAGCGGCCCATCGACCGTTTACCAAGTGGGGGGCGACAATCGGGGCTGATTTCAGCAGGTAAAGCTTGCGGTCAAGACTGGTGCGCGGATCGTCAAACTCGGCCTTGATGGGGCTCAGGTTGGGCAGATCAAAGGCGTCGATTCGTTCGCAGTTCCAGACGTCCCGCCCCTTGTGAAACGCCTGATGCACCTGGCCGGTGGCCCGGGTCGGGTTGCTGGCGGCGATCATCATCGGCTCGCCAGTGGCCATATTGCCTTCCATCGCCTGAAACATCGGGTCTTTACAGCCCGAGGCTTCGTCCACCACGATGAGGAGGCGCGGGCTCTTTCGGCCCTGGAAGGCCTCGTAGACGGCCGCGTTGATGCCGATCATATACCAGTCAGGATCGAGGATCAGCTCGTTGGCCTTAGGGAGCAGTTCGCCGCCGAGGGGGAGCTTAGCCTTCGCGAGCATCTGGCGTTGCTCAGCCCAGAGCACCTGGGTCAGCTGGCTGGCCGTAGGCGCGGTTTGCAGCACCTTGGAGCAAAAATTCGTGTAAACGTGGCAGATGGAGTAGGCCGCCAACGTGTGTGTCTTGGCTGCTGAGTTACAGCTGGCCCAGCAGCTCTTCGTGCGGCGCTGCATCGGGTCAGGGTGGTAGGCGAAGTGGTGGGCTCGCTCGATCAGGCCCTTCTGGTGGGCGTAAAGCTCGACCCCCAGGACTTCCTGGATCCACCAGACCGGGTCAGCCTGGCCGCGCTCTGCAGCAGCGAAGAGCTCTTCAACGGAAGGGAAGTCATTGAACTGGACCTCCATCCGCAGCCGCCTTTTCTGCCTCTTTCTTGGCGTGGAGCCGGCGCACCAGCTCCGACCAGCTGGCGGCCGCCTGCTCGCCCTTTGGGTCAGGGGCAGCTTTGGCCAAGCCCATCAGGCGCTCGATGCTCGCCAGTGCCTTAAGTCGGTTGCCTTGATAGGCCGCGGCTGCGCGCAAGTCGACCAGCTTGAACTCGACCACATTGCCGTGCTTGTCAACGTCTTCCGCGGGCACCCCATCCAGAGCCGCAAACTCGTGCTTCGTGGCTAACTCGACCTCTCGCCAAAGCTGGCCCAGCACTCGCGAGCGACAGGAGCTGATTTTCTCAAGGCCATCGTAGTCACTGAGCAGCTTGATGGTGGCCAAGACATCCTGGCGGATCTGGTCACGGTGAAGCTCGTATTTTTCGGCCAGGACGCTGACCGGGGTGCCGGCCAGCCACTCTTCAAAGATGCCGCGTCGGCGCTCCCAAACTTGCTCGTTGGAGTCCGACTTGCGTGGCATCGTCTCACTCCTTCAAAGTCAGGGTGGCCAGGTCGGCCGTCAGCGCTCTGCGATACTCAGCGCTCTTGGCAGAGGCATTGCAACTCGCCATCCCGCCAGGCACCGAAGCAGCCGCATTCGTCTCTTGGCAGAGGCATTGCAACTCGCCATCCCGCCAGGCACCGAAGCAGCCGCATTCGTCGCACCAGTTGGCAGGCTGGTAATCCATCTGGGCCAGCTTGATGTGCCGGTTGCTCACTCCTGGCCTTCTGTCTGAGCGGGCCGGAGCAAATCGTGAGGGTAGGCGGCGTTGGCGCGGCGGAGCAGCTCGCGCTGGCTGATGCCCTCAATCGCGGCTTGTTCGCGGATCTGTCGCATCTCGGGGTCGGAAAATGCGTAACTGCTCATTTGCCTCCAAATGCAAAAAGCCCCGCTCGAGGCGAGGCTTTTCGAATGTTCCACCAGGTTGTTAACGCCATTTTGGCATGAGAGTAACTAGCGCGTCTTAGTCTCTGCAGATTAGCAAACGCCTTGAAAACGTGTCAAGGGTTTCCCGAAAATCAGACACTGGGAGATGAAAACAGGGTCCTTCATGCCTCGCCTCGCTTCCTCTGGTCCTCAATATACTGGCCAACCGCCTTGCGCATGCTATCATTCGGTCGCTCTACCCCAGGTAAGCGCACGATGTTCTCAAGCGGGTTCAGGGCGCGCAGGTTCACCCACACATTCTCGTCCCGATCCGGCCTAAAGCGCACGTTCTTCTTTTCCTTCGCCTTGCCCGTGCCGTTCGAGCTCCCGCCGCCCTTCTTTCCTCGCCTGCGTTCCTCGGTGATGGCGGCCGCCACGTCCTTGTCGGTGGCCGTGCCCCAACGGTCAGTGACCTGTGCCTTGGCCGCGTCCTGCTCGGTCCGCTCAGGGTGCAGCGCCTTCCCGGGCCCGCTCCAGGTGCAAAGCTTGCAGGCATAGTGCCCGGTGTGCTGGTGGTTCGGGGGCACCGCCTCAAAAAGGCAATCGTGCTTCCAGCAGCCAGGGCACACGATGCCAGCCAGCCAGTCCTCGCGCTCCTTCTTCAGGGCCGGCCTGGTCTTCCCGGACCCTGGAGTTTTGCGGCCTTTGCGCTGATCCTCGGCCAGGCAGTCCTCGACCTCGGCTCTGGTGATGCCACGCCGGCGGGCGGCCAACTGGGTGGCGGTGCCGGCGACGCAGCATGTCTCGTTGGGACAGAGCCACCAGTCCGGACGGTTCGGATTGGGGTTCTCCATGGGGGCGGTGCAGGCCGGGCAGTTCACGTCAGGCGGTTCTCCCCAGGAATCGAGATTGAGCCTGGCGGAATGCCTCCTCTTGCGCTAGCAACTGGCAGCCGTCCATCAGCAACTGGACGAAGTCGGCGCGCTTCTCGGGGGCCAGCTCGCGCAGCAACTGCATACCCACGTCAACCGGTCCAAGCCTCACCACGGGCTCAGGGCCGACCTTAGCCAGGCTCTCCACAGCCTCGGCCTGAGTCGTCTCTAGAACACGCGGACCCTCAACTCCCTCTGGCTTTGTCGGCTCAGCAGCTGGAGCCGGCGGAGCTGCAGCGATCTCCTTTTCCAGGGCCGCACACCCTTGGAGAATCTGATCCCGGCAGGCATCGCTTACTTTGTCACCTGCCAGGATCACGCTCATTCGGCTGGGTTTGAGCTTCAGCTTCTCGGCCATCTGGGCATTCGTCAGGCTCGCCCGGTTGCGCAAGGCCTTGATTTCGTCTCGTTCCTTCAGGGGTAAGGGTGGCATTGGCGTATCCTCCAGTTTTCTTTCAGTTAAATAGATCGGGTGAGCACCCTCACGGGTTTTGAGCTTGCCATACTTTGGTGGCTTGCAGGTGATGGCCAGCTCGCAGCGATACTGAGTCACCTCGTAAACTCCATCAGCCCGGCGAGACGTATAAACATCCAGGAAGGCCCGCTTGCCGCAAACAGGGCAAGTCTCGGTGATGTCATCCAGGGACGTTCGGGATCTTGAGAGCATTTCTTTTTGAGTCCGACAGCCGGCGTGGATGGCCAGGCGGTCGGATGTACACATTGGGGCACAGTGGAGATCCTGAGAAGTAAAACTCATCTTCGGCGCCTCCGATTTGCCCGGTTTCCCTGAGGGCCACGCTCCCATGGCGGCGTCCAGGGCTCAGGCAGCGTCGGGCTCGGCGACTTCAGTGGCACCCCGTTTACCACGTACGACCCCCGCAGTTCCTCCAAACCGGAAGGCGAGCCGGCCGAAAACTGAGCCAGCTTCTCGTCCGTCATTTGGAAAAACTGCAGCGAGGGGTCGGCCTGGTGGGAGTAACCGACCAGTTGGCCATTGACGTAAACCGGATTACCCCAGCTCATCGGCACCGCCTAGCCAGGGTCGCCCATACGTCGTGGTAGGCCGGCAGCTTGTGCGCCTGGTCCTCGGTCAGGGCCACCTCGCCTTTGAAGTTGTGGTAGTCCACCGACTTACATAGGTGAGCCAGCACCAGGCCCAGGCCCGCATGGTCCGTAATCATCCGCCAGCGGTAGTCGTTGTAAGGCGTGCCCACGATTTCCAGGGGCAGCACGCCCACCAGGTTCACCAGGTCCTGGCGCTCCCGGGCCCGGATATGGATGCCGTCACTCTTCTCGACCACGGAGTAGAAGCCGATTTTCGTCATGAGCCACATCAGCGTGCCCTCTTGCCCTGCTCGAAGCCCGCATCCCAGCCCAGTCGATAGGCCCACCAGAGATACGGTGCACCAGGCGGCAGGTCTCTGGGATTGTCGGGCTTCTGGCCACTGAGGATGAAGCGGGTCACATCGCCGATCAGGGCCACCTCGTCCTCGTCGGGCATCCGGTCCAAGGCGAGCACCAGGCTGGGCATGGATTTGCAGCCACCGGGGTGTCCAGGGTCGCACGCGCGCGAGCGGAGCTGATCATGGGGGCCGGGTCCGCACTCGTTTGGGGCGTTGTTCATGCTGACTGCCTCTTTCTCCAGATTGCGTAAATGGTGCTCTGGCTGATTTTGACTCCAAATCTGTCGGAAACTCTCTGAATTAAGTCGCTGACATGACCAGTAGACTGCATAACGAAAGCCTCAATCTGAGGGGTTGTCTTTTTGCCTCGTCGCTTCATAGGCTCGGGGCGGTCAGGTCTCTCCGTTATGCTTTTGCTGACGGGCTTTGGGGTCAGAACCGACTGCAGGTCCCATGCGTCTGACTCACCCGTCAACAAATTGATGATCGAATCGACCACAGAGGACCTTGCCGCCCTGGCTCCAGAGCGCCTATCCATAGGCCTGTGAGTCAACGTCGCCGGCCGTAGCCCCAGGGCCGCCCTGACCGAGTCGTAAGCCTTTTGGGACACTCTGGCGTAACCCGAGAACATTTGAAATAAATGGCTGCTGGTGCAGGTCGATTGTTTCTCGAGTTGATGAAAAGACCATCCCTTTCGCCTCAGAGCAGAGCGGAGTTCTTTGCATTCATTGGGTGTCAGGTATGGCACTCGACCTCCTGATGGCGCCCCGCCAGGGTGGCCCCCGCAAGGTTGCTTACTCGGGCCACGTAGGCCAGGATTTCTCCAACCGATTTGCCAGCCAGTTCGCCAACGCCATCGGTTCGGGCGATCAGTCTAACCTTCATTGAATCGCCTCCGGTTCTTGTGCCCAATGGGTTCGCAGCTCTGTATCGGGCTGATTATCAGACATGAATTGAATCCTTTCGCCGAAAAATTGAAAAAACTTCTTGGTTACGCGATCCGGGGGATTGGGGAGAATCGGGGGGTTTTCTATACTCCCGGCCCATATTTAAAAAAAATACACTAGTATTATTTATTTTTTTTACCGGTACCGAGCTAGGAGAAAAGTACATAAAAGGTATGATTCCCCCGGACCGCACCAGTATTGGGGTTTCTTCCCGGGGGAATAGAAACTCCAAAAAATCGATTCCTACGTATCCCCCGAAACCAGCACCACGACTGGCCGGGGATTTAGTTGGCGTCCAAAAAACTCGGTAACGGTGCCGAATTCCACTCTTCGCCCTGACCGCCAGGGCGGAGCCCGCCAAGCGGCCCGACCGGGTGCGAAATGCATGGCGTGCGTGACTCACGCTGCCAGCTGCTCCAGGTCAGCCAGCTCGAATTGCTCGCCCAGCTCGACAAAGCAGCGAATGGCCCAGGCCTGCTCCTGAAGTAGCCCTGCTTCGCCCAGTTCAGCGATGGTGCGCGATAGGATGGTGAGATGTATCTCGGGGCTCCGGCCATGCATCAGGGCGCAGTATTCCCGCTTCATGTCCTCGTAGGTTCGGACGCTTACAATCGTGTTGTCGAATACAGAGTTCACCTTGGCAACGAATGCCAAATGGTCTTCGTCCTGGGTCACGCACCAAGTGCGCAGCCAGAGTTCGAAGCGAATCCGGTCGACGTTTTTGGACAAGAACTTGAACAGGGGAGTGCCCTGCTCGGGCTGGGGTTTCACGAGAAAGCGGCCGTCGGGCTGCAGGGTGAACTGCACGCCATCAGCCTCGAGTTGACGAAGCATTTTGATGATGATGCCCGCCTTCATGGCGACGCATCCCCGTACCAGTCGCGCTGAGACCGTTCCTCGAAAAGCTTCCAAGCTGCTTCTTTAACTCGGAACAGCGTCCTTTTGCCAAATTTGACAACGATTGGTGTGTTGATTTCGGCCCAAAAAGATCCCGGCTGGCGGAATTCTTCCTTTCTCAGGTGTGACAAAGCTATGGCGTCAGAGTAAGCGTCAATCAACCACTTCCTCTCATCGCCTCTGAGTTGCTTTTTGTTGCTGTTGACAACCACTTCCTCGATCATGTGCCTCAGATTATCCAAGAGCACAGGGCTTAGAATCAGTTGAGAATTCATGTTGTGTTTTTCATTCCTTTCAGGCATTCTCAAATTCGGCACGCCGAATACTCGTTGATTGTTTGGACATGGACGCGGTAGTATTCGACCTCGGTTGTTCCCAGTTGGCGCACGGCGACGGTTGCGGCTCCATTTCTGGCTATCGCGTAGTCCCCGCCCTGGTCGGCCCGCTCGCAATACTCTTCGGCGGCTGACTGACCATCTACGGCATAGACGGTCAGGGCGTGGCACCAAGCTGGATCGTCCTCCTCTGGGTCCTCGACCACTTCCCATTGAGACGGGCAAGCATGGCGAGAGTCCTCAAAGAAATGCTCTTCGCAGGTGTGGCAAAATGGCATGGTGTCTCCTTTCATTTCACGCAAGAGCACGAAAAACGGCAACAGGCTCAAAACAGCCCTCCATGACCGACTTCTGCGCTCGCCTCAACCGTGACATCACTCGGATGCAGCGGAGCTGGCCGGGGCGGTCCATCCTCAGGGCGGAGTCGGGTCACGTGATACTCACGCAGCCCGTTTGCATTCCGCTCGTTGTGCAGGCCAATAGCGAGGCCGTTGTAAATCCTGTCAATCTGGCCCTGGAGCCGCTTGCCCAGGGACACGCGGCGCCCAGCTGGATTCTTGCCGGCCGGCACCACCGTTTCCAGCAGCTTCTCGTCCTCCATGAAGCTGGCCAGCTCGGTGACTGTGCGCGGCCGCAGCGAGAACTTTTCATACCAGCTGGTGATGAACGCTTCCCATTCTTCGCTGGCCGTATCGGCACGACGAAAATGGGCCTCGTAGTTTTCCAGAAATCCTGGTATCTCGCAGGCCTCCAGGATGCCTCCCAAGGTGCGAGCGTAGCCCTCAAAGCTGCCCATCTTGCGCTGTCCTGCAGGCTTGCCGACGGCAACCCAGTGGCGCACCATCGTCAGGCAGGCCCAGATGAGAGATGGCCGGTTCTCCTTGCACCAGGTCACGATGTCGGGAATCTTAAAGCCGTCCTTGTTCCAGGGATCCGCCATTTTAGCGTCGATTCGGATCGGGGCCGTGCGCCTGGCGATGTCCATCTTCAAGTGTAAATTATTGCCGGTGGCCAGCCAGGTGGCGCGCTGCGGGATGCGGATATTGCGGGAGCTTCCCAGAATGCGGTCTTCCCACCAGGTCGACGTAAGGGCTGAGGACAACGTGTCCGACTCCAGCGAGCTGGACACGTTGTCAATGAAAATGAACGCAGGCATCTTCAGCAGCGTGGACGTAATGCGCTTGCGCCACTCGGCCTCATCCTGGCCCGGGTCGCTCATTGACGCCGGCGTGGAGCCCGTGGCCGGCAGGGCGATGACTTGCGCCAGGAGCGACTTGCCGGTGCCCGCGGTAGGCGCCTCGATGATGTGCAGGGGGATGGGCGTCGAGATGGCCTGGCGCACGAATGGCGAGAGGATGGCGGCCAAACTGTGGGCGCGGGATGCCTCGTCAACAAAGGGGAAATCTCCAAGCATCTTGGCTATCAGCCAGTCTTTGGCCTCAGCCAGGTCGTCAATGGTCGGCTTCTGGGGCACCGCTCTGGGCAGCTTCAACCCCTCAATGTCGGCATAGAGCCGAGCTTTTTTGTCGTAGCCTTCTTTGGTGATAAGTCGTAAGGTCGCATCATAGACCGGGGATCGAGTGAATTCCTCGAGCACAGGAAAGCGGGCAGCGTGGCGCAAGCAAATGTCCACACAGACTGCAGTTTCCGGGAAAGTTGGCACCATGCCCACCTTGGGCTTGTAGCGCATCCAGCGGGCTGACTCTGACAGGTAGCCACGCAGAGCGGCCGCGTCGACCGGGGCGACGTTGGTCTCCTCGGCGATGCGCTGGACGCGAATTAACTGACCGGCGCGGTCCGTAAAGATCTGGGGCGGGTCGTTCCAGCGGAGGATTTCTTTCAGGGCTTCTTCCGAGAGGTCGTGGAGTTCACGATCGCTCACGTCAATCTCGCGCCGGGGCTGCATGGCGGGCCGCCACTCCTCACAGTGCTCAGCCTCCAGAGTCAGGGCTTCCAGCTTTGCCCGTTGTTCTTCCGGCTTGCCCTTGTTGAGCAGCAGCCAGTCGGATAGGTCGCCCTTCTGAGGAACGCCCGGCAGCCGCAAAATGAACTGGCCAGCGGCGATGTCGGCCAGAGCTGAAGCAAATTCAAGCGTATAATCAAGGCCTTGCTGGTGGTTGTCCGGGCAGTGCACGCAGACACGACCTCGAAAGACTTCCAGGCTTGCTCGGTCGACGTGTCGGAAGCTGTTGACGCCCTGGGGCGTGGTTGTGGTGCAGAGCCCGATGGCCGCGCCGTTGTCTGCGTCTTTCTCGCCCTCGACCACCCAGAAGATCTCTTCTTCCCGAGCCTTGACTAGTTTCTCCAAACGGTAAGGAATCAGCGGGATGCCGTTGCGGCCCGCCTTCCATTCGCCGTCCTTGTTGATGTGCTGGAGCCGGAAGTCTTTCGGTTCGAACCGCACCTGCTTAAATAGAGGCTCACCGTTGGCTGTGCGATAGATGTAATGGGCGATCTCCCGACCCAGGGGTTTGCGGCCCTTTTTCTTGGGCTTTTCGCCGTCTGCATCAGGCTCTTGATTGCCGTCAAAGCTGGGTAGGCCATTGGTGTCCAGGTGAGTCTGCAAGGCATATTCGGTGATTGTGCCAGTCCATTTGCACCCGTGGCAGAGCATCCCGCCGGTCTGCAGGTTGAGGCGCATGCTGGGACTGCTGTCGTCGTGGAGCAAGCAGCGGGAAGAGCCATAGGTGCCATTGGAGTCGCGTCGCCAATCGGGCAGGTGCTTTTTAGCCCAGTGCTCGCGTGGGACGATGTGTTTTGGATCTTCGGGGTTGTTGCTCACGCTGAGTGCTCCTTGCGATTTTTGCTATTGTGGCCTTCGCGGGGTCATCCACAAATACGCCCCCTGGCTGCCCATGCTCAGCATGGTCTTCATAGAAGAATGCCCTGGCCGATCGCTTGCTTGCGCGGGCGGCGGAACTGGGACCAGGGCGAGACAGGCTGCAGCCCATCCGAGTAGTTGGCTGCGGCGATCGCGGCTGCCAACGGGGGACAAACGCTGTTGCCGCAGCAGCGCACCTGAGCCGTCTTGGTGAGCGGCTTGCCTTCGTAAATAGGGTCGATGACGTAGTGATCAGGGAACCCTTGGGCCCTGAATAACTCCCGAGGCGACAGCATCCGCATTCCGATGTCGATCAGTTCGTAGGTGTAGACCAGGCCGAACCGGTCCTTTGTGGTAACGGTCGGTAGGGGATGAGTGAGTTTGGTGGCCTGATCGCTGCCGTAGTAGGTCTGCAGGAATGCGCGCACCTCCATGAAGTGATTGTTCGTCAGAACTGTGTGCAACGGTTCGTTCAGGTCGGCGCCGTCCATATTGTTGCGTAGGACGGCCAGGTTGCTGGTTACCAGCTGCTGGTGCACGCCGGCGGTAAGGATGGTGCTTACGGGCTCAGTGCAAGCATGGCCAGTCGCTCCGCCGTTGTGCTGGACCATCCAGGCGGCCACCAGACCAGGATTGTTTTCTGGCGTAGCGGTAACCATAGGCGTTTCCATCGACATGCAGCGTGCGGCTTGCCCTTCGCGCTCACCGTGATAAGCGACGAAGAACGGGGAGACCAGCGACATTTCTCCTCGCTGAGCGCTGCCCTGGTGAGTGATGGTAGAAATCAGGCCAAAGCGAGCGGCCCCAGCCATAACTGTGTCCAGCGGGCGGTCGATGGATTGCCCCACGCTGTTCTGGTTAAATTTCACGATGAACGGCTCTGAATTATCCAGCACGTAGCGCTTCACGCCCCTGGCGATTCGGCGCATAGTTGCCTCAGCCAGCGGGCGGGCGCGGCCAAAAATAGAGGTGACTGGAAGTGACCAGTCGATGCACTCGGCAGCTACCCGATAGGGCAACAATCCAGGACCGTGAGTGGGGCGGGGCCAGACAATTGGATGGCCGTCACAACGGGCGATCAAAAACAGCCGCTTGCGAATGGTCGGGACGCCGTAGTCGCACGCCCGTAGTTCTTTGAACTCCAGGGCATAACCAAGCTTGCGAAGTTCAGTCAGCCACTGCTGAAAAGTCTCACCTTTCCGCTCTGGGCAAGGCCGGCCATCCTCAAGAAGCGGGCCCCACTCGCGGAACTCCTCGACGTTTTCAAGACAGATCACACGCGGTCGGACGCGCTGCGCCCAGTGAACGACCACCCATGCCAAATCACGGACCCGTTTGCTGCGCGGCCTTTTCCCGGCGGCCTTGCTGTGATGAGTGCAATCCGGCGAAAACCAGCAGAGGCCCACAGGCCGGCCCTTGCACACCTCGATCGGGTCTACGGCTGTGATCGATTGGGTGTAGTGGTAGGTCTTGGGGTGGTTTGCTGCGTGCATGGCCACCGCGATCGGGTCATGGTTGATCGCCACGTCGACCCTGCCGAGGGACAGCTCGAGGCCCAGGCTCGCTCCACCACCACCAGCAAAGTTGTCGACAATCAGCTCATCAGGAAGAATCGCGTTCATCGGCGGCACGCCTCGATTGCGTCCACCCTGATGGCGGCCAACTTAACCAGGGAAATCTTCTGATAGGCCATGGCCTGACCGATTAGATAGTCGACCTCGAGAAGAGCGCGCCACACAAAAACCGGGTGACGCAACTCCAGAATGTCAACGAAGAAGCTGAGGACCGGTATCATAGAGCTGCCGGGGCGCAGCTTGTTGCAGTTGTAAACGGCATACTGAGCTCTCAGGCAGGCCTGCTTCAGCTCATTAGTGATGACGCCGTCAAAGAAGGCCAGGGCAGTTTCGGCGGTAAGCTGGCTCATCGGTAGCACGGCTCCTCAGCGTTGAAAAACCGGTGGCCACCGCGCACCTCATCGTCATCGATATGAGCCAGCAGCATGGCCCAGGTGTCATACTGTTCGACGCCGGCAAGCCAGGAAAAAACGTGGTCGCGCTGGCCAATCACAATCAGGCGCATGTTGCGTTCCAGGGCTACCCCAAACTCCACATGACACCCGCCACGAGAGCCACCTGGCGAGAAATAAATCAGGGTGTCCGCCGCCCGCACATCGACCAGGTCTTCGGTAGCAAGCCGGTGGTTGAAGGGCCGGTTATTGCGGCCCAGGTCATCGCACTCAGGCGCGACCGAAGCCACATGACTGGGATCGGTCAACCAGCGAGAGGTGACCCGGAAGCCGCGGTCCTGCAAGTCGCGGGCGTTACCTACCAGTTCGTCACGGCGAGAAAAGCGCGAGGCCAAATAGATGTTTTTCACGGCTGCACTCCTTCAATGACTGCTCTCTCAGGGCTCAGCTTGAGTTCATAAATCAAGGCACCCTCGGGCTTGTTCTCGACCTCGATCGAGCCCATCAGGAAGATGTGGTCAGGCCCTGGCGCGTTGGCGCAATACTCCACCAGCTGACGCCGGCGGCTCGGCTCAATCGACTCAATTCGATCGACCGAGACGATGCCCAGCCCCGTGTATTCTGCGAAGCACATCTGATGGGCCCAGCCGGCCAGGATAGTCCCAGAGTCAGCCGCCCTGGTGATCGGCACGAACGGGGCACCGTCGCGACTTAACTCAAAAGTTAAGTCAGCGCTGTAGCGGCCCTGCAAGCCAAAGGGCTCCAGATAGCGGTTGAGCATCTCCTCAAAGCCGCCCATGCGCCCCCGGCTATGCTCCAGTTGGAACCCGTCCGGCTTATAGAACGGCTCCAGGATGGCCAGGCAGTCGACCTGATGGCGGTAGCGGGCCATGTCATTGCTAGCCCGATTCTCGGCAGTCCTGGCGAACTCATAGGCATCCCAGGCCGCTTTGGTCTCCCTGGCCTCACGAAGTTGGATTTCCAGGGCCACCAGCTCCTCGGTGAGGGCCTCGGAACTGCCCAGGGCCTGACGAGCCTCCTGGGCCTCCTGGAGGGCTTGGCGAGCAAGCTCGGTCACCCTGACCCGGTCCTTGGCTTCGTTGAAAAGTCGGACAGTTTCTCGGGCCTTCTCCTTGAGCCCGTGCAGCTCTGAGATTTTGGAGTGACCCTTCTTGATCCGGTCTTCCAGGGTCGGGTCGATGGCGTCGATTTCAGCCTGGATGCCCTCCGCCTCTTTCTGTAAAAGGCTGATCTCTCCAGAAATTCTCTCGTCACGCCAAAGTAAGCTCGCCTTGAAGGACTCAGCATAAGGGGACAGGGCGCCGCATTTGTGGCAGGGAGCCGGGACCTCAGTGTGTTCCCGCACCTCCCTGAGCTGTAGCCTGGCGTTCTCCAGAAGCATCTCACGAGACTCCAGGCATTCCAACAGGCGGCGTCGCTTGGAGCGGTCTTCAAGCAGCTTCTGTAGTAAGACCTGGCATTTTGCGATCCGGTCTTCCAGGACTTCAGGGGTCTCGTCAACCTTAAGGGGTTCAGGCTTAGGGTAGGTGGCCTCCAGTTGTTTTAGGCGTTCCTCCTGTTGCATGACCAGGCGGTCAGCCATGGCCATTTCGCCCCGCTTCTGCTGCAGTTGAGCCTGCTTTTGCAGCAGCACCACCTCGGCGTCGAGCGCTTTTCGCAGGTCCGCTTCGGCCAGATAGACGGTTTCCGCCAGGGCCTTCTCGGCGGCCGCGTGCCGGCGCTGGGCGTCATCCAGCAACTTCTTTGCGCCTGTGCGCTCCTCGTACAGCCGCTTGTGGCAGAACCCGAAGTTGATCCAGTTGGACTGGGGGCCGGCCACGCGAGCCAGTTCGTCCACGAGGCCAGCGCCCCGCTGGCTCAGTTCGCTCACGATGAGCGCCGACGTGATTTCAAGCCCAAGGATGTCCTGGAGTAGCGCTTTCTGATCTCTCTGGTCCATCCGGAAGTAGCGCTGACCATTGAGACAGAGCCGCGCCCTGTCCAGGGTGCAGCCCATTAGATGTTCCAGCTCGTGGGCGGATTCGGAAGCTTTGGCGCGAGGTTTCCAGCTGCAGGTCAGCACCCCATCGGTGGAGCGGGTGATCTGGCCGCCTTTCTCCAACTCTATGGTGATGCTGCCCAAGCTCTCGCCATGGCTGACCAGGGCGGACGGCTTCCCGTTGCCGGTCCCATACTGGTGGCTGAACTGGTTGCTCAGCAGAGCCTCGATGGCGTTGCCAATGGTCGACTTGCCAGTGTCATTCGGGCCGACAAACATGGTCAGCTTGGCTAGCTTGAAGCGCTTGTCGCGATGACATTGGATGTTATTGAGGATCAGGGATTTGGCTTTCACGATTGCCTCCAGTTGCAAATGAGTGACCAGGTCTCGCCATCTCTCAGGAGATGGTAATGCTCGCAGTCCTGGCTGCGCCTGGAGCCTTTTGATATATAAGGCTCCAGGCGCAGGCGCAGCCCTTGGGCCCGCTTTGCCCATGGTTGGTGAGTGAAGTAGTAGATTGCTTGCTGGATGGTGTCGCAGATGACCTGACCGAAGCCGCCGCCATCACTGGCGAAGCAGCTCCAGCGCTCCTCGCCTCCGTTGATGGCGTCATACAGACCACCGAACTTTTGGCGCTTCTGGACCAGTATCTGCTCGCCGCATGGGAGCTTGATGATCATCTGCAGCCCTCCAGAAACGAGACGAAGTCTAATCGGCCGTTGGTATACGGGATGGGACGCAAGCAACTTGGCCGCCCGGGCCCGACCAGAGAAACTTGGGTTGTGCCGGGCTTCCGCCGGCGCTTCACCGTTGTGCCAGTTACGCAGAAGTGATCGCGGTTTTCGATGAACCCGATCAGGTCCTCGTGAGCTTTCCACTCGGGCCAGGTCGTGGCCCAGAAAGCTCGGTTGATACGGTCGACCTGGTGCATGAACACGATGACGCACAGGGCGCCGTCAGCGGTGGCAAGCCGCATGACGTCGCGCTCGTTTTGAGTCATGTCGGTCAGACAGAAATGGTCGCGGGCGGCGCTTCCCCGGGTGCCGACCTCTTTGCACTCCCAGAGGAGCATACGGCCTCCCTGGGTCCGGAGGGCCTGCACCCGGTCGCACAGCGGTTGCAGGGACCCGGTGCTTCGATTAAAGCCAAACTGGTCAACGCTTTTACCGACCAGAGCCTCCAAGGTCTTTCCGTCGCCCTTAGCCATGCAGCACCTCCGGCGGCTTGCGCCCCGTGCGTTGATAGTATTCATCCATCGGGTCAGGCCCATCCAGGACTTGTAACGGGTCCCGATTTACACTCGCAAAGTGACTTTGCCGGTAGTAGGCATTCGCGACCTCGCAAGAAACGATCTTGCCATCAATCTTGTTAGCGCTGTCTCCAGGGGGAGAATTGGGCGCATACCAACCGAATTCTTGTTCCTCGGGGCTTAACTCCCGAGGAGAATCACAAGGTCCAATTTCGCTCGCCCCGCATAATTCGCAATGATAAGGACCGCACTGGGAATAACCAATGCCAACATCCACCCAGTCAGCCTCGCAAGGACACAGGCAGTATGGGCAGGACATGACCGCAAACCCCCCATAGGTCGGCTGAGTCAAGTAAACACTGCGGCCTCGAACCGGTTGCTCAATTTTGACTTTCGCGAAACGGGCGCGAATAGAATTTCCGTCAGAGTTCTCGCTACGCACCGGCACGGGGCCACCTCCGCAAGTCGTCGGTGATGGCGTGGGCCATCTCAAAGGCCTGCTCTTTGCTCAGGGTGACCAGGCGCTCTTTGGGCATAGTGAGCTTCAATTGTTTCTGGTCGCCCTGCTGGTCCCGATAGACCTGGACGCCGTTACCCTCCCACAGTTTTTTCATGACGCTTGCTTCCTCCAGTGGATAAATCGGACCGCCATCGGCAGGTCTTCACGACTGAGAACGCGCTGAGCACTGGGAGAGCCTGGCAGCATCTCCAGCACGCGCGAAAAGTCCATTTTGGTGAGCAGGCGCGAGTCCATCACGGCAGCCAGCCCCCTGTCGCCCATCCCGCGAATCAGGCGGCCAACACCCTGCCCGAGCTGCCAGGTGGCCCTCGGGATGGAAATGTCTTTCAGGCCGCGCCGATTCACAAGCGATTGGGTGAACTCTACGCAGTGCTCCTGGGCATACTCGCGTGCATATTGTATGCGGAGTTCCTCGAAGACCGGGTCATCCGGCGGAAGAAGCGGCAGCTTGTCGCAGACCACCAGGGAAAGCTGGGGCCCTGGCACATCGATGCCTTCCCAGAGAGAAGCGGACAACAGCACAGCATTTGGAGTGTTGCGAAACCACTCAATCATCTCGTGCTCATTGTCTTCCCTGGATTGCGCCCGGACTGGCCAGGGCAGCTTGCCCAGAGCTGATCGCATGGCATGCAACTGATCATAGGACGAGAACAGCAGAAGCGCGTGGCCATTGGTGACCCTGAGCAACTCCAGGTATTCGTCGCGCATTGCCTTCGCAAAGTCCCTGGAGAAGTTCTCGCGGTGGTTGTAACGCCGGTTGCCGTCTCCCGGGTAGGGCGTGCGGGTGACGTAATAAAGCTGCTGTTTGCCATAATCGAACGGCGATCCGACGTCCACCTCGGCCACTATGGTGCCCGGTAGGCCCAAAGTGCGCCGCACGTATTCAAAGCGAGTGCCGGCATTTTTTGTCGTAGTCAGGGTGGCGCTGACAAACTGCCAGCAGCCCTGGCGCAGCAGGTGGCAGGAAATGCGAGTCAGGTCGACCAGGGTTACGCTCAGGCCGACACCGTCTTCGTCTGACTGGTGGGTGCGGAGAACCACGTTTTCGCCCCACATCGCTTCAAGGATGCGCGCCACGACGTTCAGCTGGTTGCCGGCGGCTTGAGCTCTGTAGTCTTCCTGTTCAAGCAGGCTTTCGCTGGCCGGCTTGATGGCTGCCAACAGACGGTCGCAATGCGTCTTGAGCCCCTCTGAAAAGAGCGACCGATAGAGGCGTGGCTTCTTTTGATGGCAGGCGACTTCTATCCCGAGCTGGTCAAAGAAGGCCTTCGCTAGCTTGCAGATGGCGGACCAATCCTCTTTGAGAAAGCAGAACTGATAGCGCCTCATGATGCGACGCAGCTCGCCTCGCCCGACGATCATGTGGTAGCCCTCGCGCAAGGCATCCGGCCACCTGTGGGCTTCGTCCACGATGTAGACGCCGGCCGCCGGCAAGATGGCTCCAGAGGCCCGGAAGTTGCCAGCCAGCAGGGCGTGGTTTACGACAATAATGTCGACCCCGTCTAGCTTGTCTTTCGCATTGTAGTAAAAGCAGCGCTCACGGCTCGGGCACTTCTTGCCGAGACAATCTTGGCTTGTGGTGGTCAGGGCCTGTCGCAGCGGACGGAAGTTGGGCGCGGTCAGGTTCAGGTCGCACTCATGGAGCAGGCCAGTGTCGGTCTGGTGGGCCCAGGCGTTGGCCACGGCCTCGCTGCCCTGTTGCACGCCGTCCAGTTGGCGCTCACCCAGCTTCTCGCGACAGACGTAATTGCCGAAGCCGAGAAGCTGCGCGAACTTGAACGTGCGGCCGAACTTCCCGCGCCAGTAGGCGTCGAGCGTCTTGGCGAGGTAGGGGAAATCGTGGTTGACCAGGCGATCCTGAAGCAGCTTGTTGCTGGTGGCGATGACCACTTTCTCACCCGTTTTCAGAGCGTGGAGGATGGCCGCGATGCTGTAGGCGTTGCTCTTCCCCGTGCCTGTACCGGCCTGGTTCAGGCCGTGGCGACCGCGCTTCATGTTCTGGGCCATAGCGTTAGCCAGGGCAAGCTGTTGGGGCCGGAAGAACATGCCAGCGGCTGTGCTCAGGGCGCCCTGATGGCCGAGTAGGTCGCTTACATCTCGGTCGACCTCACGGTAGAGGTCCTCGATCAGGCTCATGGGGATGCGCTTTGCTGTTTCTGCATACACAGGCTTGGCGGATTTGAGAAAAAACGGCTTACCGCTCATGGTGGTCACCCTGAGGCAGCGGCACATACCAGGCGAGGCGATAGGGAATGGGAATGTCCAGGTCTACGGGGATGAAGTCAATCGGGTCATCCATGAGCGAAGCTGTCCTTTCGTGGGAATGGAAATGGAAAAGTAAAGCCCGTATCGTGGGCGAGCCGGCGCGGCATAGACAAAATACCGCGCTCCTGGGGTTGGGTTATGAGCCGTCCCAGGCGTTTTGCGTATAGGGTCGCCACCCAGTAACGGAAGACCAGGGATTCGAACCCCAGCAACTCTTTCGAGTCGGCCGCGCCTTAGCAAGGCGGCGCATTTCCACTCTGCCAGTCTTCCAGGTGGCCCTTATCCCAGGGCCCGGGCCGCGGATGTCTCGCGGGGCAAACCAGAGTCGGTCGCACCCCGGCTCTGGAAGGGTGGTCGCGCTTAAGCCCGGCGATCGGGGCATTGATCTTGGGAGGTATGTGTCACTTGGGTTCAGGACTGGCGGCCGCAGCGCTGGCTATGTGATCGCCATGGCCAGCGAAGCGACTTCCTTAAGGCCGTCCTTTGCCTTTGGTGGATGGTAGCAAGCCGTGCCCTCGACTATCTGCGCCGATCATACGACCGAGGCGGCTCACTCAGGGGACCATCCAGGCCCCCGCTGCCCGCGTCCGGGCGAACTCTTAAAAGGGAGCTTCCCAGGCGTCTTCTGGCGGAGCAGCCGCGGCCGGCTTGCCGTAAACCGGGTTGCCGTCTTCATCCAGCTCAAGCCCGGCGGATGGCGGCGCCTGCATTCTCTCCTCAGGCTGGATGGGAGCGGAGTCGCGTTCCATTTCATCGGCCACGTCTTCAGGGCGCTCGAAGTTGTTGATGTTCAGCTTGCGCAGTTCATACAGCTCGCGCCAGCGGTTCTTTGGGATCTGCTCAATCTCACGGAAAGTTGCGACGAAGAAATCCATCGTCTTACCATCCCGATCTTTGCTTTCAGAGCGGCGGCCCACCTCAATGAGCGATCCAATAGTCGGCCGGTTTCGTTGGAAGAATGTGATGTCCAGGAAGTCGTTCAGGGCTTTGACACTGTAACCCGAGAACGTGAAGCACCAGGTCTGTGCCGGCTCGTTCTCGTCTGCGATAGCGCGAAACAGGAGTCGAATCCCGGCGGAGCATTCGGCCTTGCCCAGATCTTCGCGATAGCGGGCCAGTGGACACTTGAGACAGTTGACGCCAGCACCGCGTGCTAGCACCATTTTTTGCTCATGCTCCGGAAGTTCTGGGTTGATCCGGGGCGCGTGGCTCTTGTTCGCACTATAGCAAAGCCAGCTCTCAGAGTAGACTTTCTGCTTTTCCTCCTCATCGGTGCGGTTCAGGCCCTGGCTGTAGGTCAGGGCAAGGATGACGCCGCGAATCGTCCGGGCGTATTCGCTGGTGCGGTTTGGCTCGTGAGGATTGCCCGCCCTGTCCAGGATGCCCTTACGGTCTGCCTTCAGAGCCTGCTGGTTGAAAAGGAACCCGGCCGAGCCATTGAAGCGCCATCGGGGCAGCTTCGATTTGACGTGGACCATGTCGCCCTGCATATCGGCGAGTTCTTCGGCGGTCAGGCCGCTTTCGTGATCAATGACTGCAATACTGTTCGGGCTGTTGGCGGCTGCTGGTAGCATCTATGACTCCTTTGATTTGATAGGCTGTGATGATGTGACCGGCGGCGGTTTGTGCATATTCACAGGATCGACGCAAGTCGCGAATTTTTTCGAGGATATCTTCAGCGGCCTGAAGGGTGTGCTGAAGCGTGCGAATCTCTTTTTGAGCGTCCTGGACCGCCTGGCATTCGGCCCAGCCTTTCTCGACGGCCGCCTTGCGCAGGGATTCGTTTCCTGCGTTCGGCCCAAGCAGGCTGTCCATTCGTGAGATCGCCTTAGCCTGTTCCAGGGTCTGGTGGGCCTGGGCGAGTTCGGCCTTGACGTTCGCGATGGTGGCGCGAGCCGTTGCTAGTTCGGTTGAGAAGGAGCGCTGAGTGTTCTGGCACTTCTTCAGGAGAGTGATTTGCTCCATGATTTCCTTGTAGTGCGGGTGCACGGCGGTCATGTTAGCGGCCCACGATATCTAGCAGGGCGCCTGGCATAAACGTGAACAGGCCGAGCAGGAACCACAGGACGATCTCGAGGAGGCGCTGCTGCGGTTCGGGGCGGAGATCGAGCGCCATCACACGACCACCGCCTGGCCAGCGCCTATTTGCATCGTCAGGGCAAACTGGGCGTCCTTAAGTTTCCTAAGGACTGAAAGGACCCGTCTTCCCAGGTCCATCAGTTCGGCTTGCGCCTCCATGATTTGCTCCTGGATCTCGTGTAATAAGCCGCAATTGGCGTGGCGCGGTTGTGGCTGCTGGTGGACAAACACAGCAATTATTCCTCCTATAGGCAAATTTGTGATGCTTATGGGCAATATGAGGTAAAGTCTGATCGTGGCCGGAAGATTCAAAGTCCGACCACAGCTCATGTACGGGGGTGAACGTGCTGATGAGTGGCCCGTTACCCGGTAAGCGGAGGCGGAAGTGTTTTCTCATTCGCTTCCTTCCGTCGCTGTAACATCCGGGCGATCGTCTCGCCGATAATGGCCCGCTGTTTATCGGGCCACCGATCTGGCTGCATCGCTTTGTCCAGCCCGACTGTCTCAATTTTAATGCGCTTGCTGGGCGGAGGCATAGCAAGGATACTCCTATCGTTGTTTGTGGAGGGGGTGAGTTCTGCGAAATGGGCGCGGCCCGGTCCCCATCTTTTCGGGGATGGGCTCCTTAAGCGATGTCGGCTTCGTCTTCCAGCTCTTGACGGCGCTGCTGGCTCCAGGCCCTGGAGTTGCTCCGGTCACCGAGTCTGGCCAGCAACTTGTTGGCCATTTCGGGATTCGGGGGGGGCACCGGGTCTGGTTCCGATTGCATCGCGTGCAACGGGTCAGGGTGAAACAGTTGCCAGGGTTCACATTCGAGAGCATGCGCTAGTTGCTTGACTCGCTCAAAGCTCTCCGGGAACTGAGTCCCCGCCTCGTAACGGTTCACTGTGTTCAAGTGGATTCCAGATGCATCGCCCAGTTGCTTCTGGGTCATGCGCTTGTGCTTGCGAAGAATCGGTAAACCCACCATTTGACGGTGCTCCAATAAAAGGGATGTTGCCAATAACCGACTAACGACGAAAGGCTTGGCGGTGAATTCACCGTCAAAAAATGTGTCCGCGCGGAACGCTTTGCATTTTTTGGCGGTGCATTTCACTTCCTGGGATGTATCTTACAACGATGAATGCACGGTGTCAATGCACTGTATGCACCTTTTGGCGGTGAATTTACGTGAAGCATAACTTCAATAGCGTCTTCATGACCGAAGCTAGAAAGACGAAAAAGCTCACCCAATCTGAGCTTGCCAATGCACTGGGCGTGCATCGCAACACAATTGCTGCCTGGGAGAACCTTTCCAACTCAAGAGAGCCGGGAGTATCCGAGTTAGAGCGCATGGCTAAAGTTCTCGACTGCGAACCAGACCAGTTCTATACTGGACACGATGCCAAGCAAGCGCAACTTACTGCCAGTCTTGGGCTTCTTAGAAGCCTACCAGACAGGTCGACGGGCCACGCCATCCTTGATGCAATCACTTCCACTGACAACCCTCTGGACTACGACAGGCTGCTCTGGGACCGAGCGGAAGAGGAGCTGCAGTCAGTATCTCCTAGAGCCCTGAGGACTGCTCGAGACTACCTGGCACTGAGCTTGGCAGACGTCGCGAAGATGTCTGGAATCCCGCCTGTCCGACTCACCGAGATAGAGACTGGTCAAGGATTACTCATCACCCAAGACGAGGTGATGAATCTGCGGTCCGCCCTGGGTGTGGCCTTCGACCCCAGGGCCGTCGCCTACTCAGGCCTATCACTGGCCACCAACGTGAAGGACCGGCGACCAGCTGGTGTCCGACTTCAGGAGTCAAGACGCATCTGGCAGACGGAGTGCCAGCGAGTGCCAAACAAACTCGACAGCATCCTGGCCGAAGTGCGCAAGTTGCGCCGCGAGGTCGAAGATTTGAAGAAGGAAGTGAGGGAGGGTCAAAGATGAAAATCTGTCCATTCTGCGCCGAGGAAATCCAAGATGCTGCCATCAAGTGCAAGCACTGTGGAGAGATGCTTGAGGAAAAGCCAAAGGTCAAAGCTAGTGGGCCTCTCACAACAAAAAACCAAGAGTCAGCGAGGGCCGTTGTTGCAAATCCAAAGATTATCTTACAAGAGACGGATCTCACTTCGTCAGCGCAAGGGTGTAGTGCCGCAACATTGGCTCCAATACTAGGCATGGGCTTTCTTTTTCTGGGATGTATGACAGGCGACGGAATGATAGGTCTCTTTTCAGGATGTATCGGCGTGGCCCTTGGTGTTGCGGCCGCCTACCAGTCAAAAGAGAAGACAATCAATAGAACCTACTCTGCGGAATGCCCTCATTGCGCTCAGCCTCACAGCCTGATCGAAAGTGTTTTCAAGTCTCTCAAAGAAACACAAAAGGCCCAACAGTGTAACTTTTGCAAAAATAGCTTCGGTGTCTCAAAAGACGGAGATCGTCTTGAGAAGATTGCCATAGGAGTTGCTGTTATTTCCGCGGATTAGGATCAGCTCTGGTTACGAAACAGTTCTGAAGGTGTGAGATGAAGAACGTTGGTCAATTAGAAACGAATTTGCTGACCGAAAAGACTGCAAAGCAAACTTGGGGGCCCTATGAAGTAAAAGTGAAGCTGGCGGCCCAGTTGGAGGGGCCCTGACCGCCGCCAGCGCTGGCCGAGCTCCTGATTTTACTGATCGACTCGGTTATGAATATTGGTTTCTACGGTGTCCCACCTGCGAGCATTTCCCGCTTTTGCGAACCGAGGCCACTTGCGTTCGTTGCTCCAGTCCGTTGCATCAGTTCACCCTGAGCTGGAGAGCGGGACGTTCAAGACATCTACCTGTCTACCGGCAGATGGCGGGCGCGCTGGGGCCGGTTACTGAAGGGACAGGAGATAACGGGAAGCAAACTTACTCTTTGACTTTGGAACTGGACAAGGCGAACTCGCCAGTGTCGCAATTTGAAAGGCTTGCGATCGGAGATTTGACAATCGGCGGTAGTGGGCCACCCGGAGTTCTGCGATTGGTCGGCTCTGAACTACGTCACTGTGGCAGGTCTTGCCGAGGCGCGCTTCCGTTTTCTTGGCACCAGCAATTCTTTAGAACCGGAGCTACAAGTTCACTTAAGCTGCTGCCAGACGAAATGGAAGCGTTCGCTTATCGTCAGCTCATCGACGAGCGGGAGAGCTACTACGAGCCCGCAGTAGGTGCTCATCGCGCACTTTCAGCTCAGACAGACTAACCAGAAAGCACCATTTTAGAAATTTCAATCCACCGGCAAGCCCAACATATCCACCGAATTTTATTCACCTCCACAAGGACTTGTGGAAGAACCTGCATGTTCGCAAATGGCAACATGATTTTCGGGGCTTGTCCAAAACAGGTATACAAATGGTAGTGTCAATGGACACCCAGGCGCCGTGAGCGACCCAGGGGCAAAACTGGTTGGAACCGAGGAACACCGTCATGACTCTTGCCTTAGTGCCCTATTGCCATAGAGCCCCTGCGCTCAGTATTCACCGCGTTATTCGCGAATTGGGATGGCGCATCCGGACGGGCTACGTCCTGCCCGGCCACCTGGGCCAGGTCGACGTCTGGCACAAGGAAGTCACCTTGCCGAGCGACTTCCGGGCCAGGCTGGCCTGCCCCGAACTGGCCCGAAAGGTGGAACATTGGGTGCTAGCCCACGAGCTGGCGCACATCGCTCTACACCAGGCGGAAATCCTCAGGGGGGAACGCACCCAGAAGATGGAGCGGGCGGCCGCCACCTGGGCTCTGGAGTGGCTGCTGCCGCGAGCCGCCCTGCTGGACCATCCGGAGGCCAGGCGGCTGCCAGGCGCCGGTGAGAAAGAGCGGTGGGCGAGGATGGCCAGGATTGCAGAAGAATTCCTCGTGCCCACCACGGCAGTCGAGCTTGCCCTGGCGCACCATCAGGGCAAGCGACCGCTGCTGGTTTCGGTCGCCGAGATCCTGGCCGCGTAACTTCAATTGGGCCCGGCCCGAAAGCCGGGAAGTGACAGGACACCCGATTACCATCGGATACTGGAAGACGCTCTTCAATTGGGCCCAGCACAACTGCCAGGAAGGGAAGCTATATACAATGAGATGCGCCCTGTTCGGTCGCTATAGTAGCAAAATGCAGGACGAAATGTCCATGGACGCTCAGGTCCACGAGATGAAGGTTTTCGCGACAAAACAGGGCTGGAATATTGTCGACACCTACCTGATGCCCGAGACCCGATCGAGCGACCTGGATCGAGCCCCTGAGTATCAGCGAATGCTGGAGGACGCTCGCGCGAAAAAGTGGGATGTCCTGCTCTGCCATAAGCTCGACCGCCTGGGCCGTGATCGCGACATGGTGGTCATGTTCAAGGCCAAGCTCCGACGCCAGGGCCTGGAGATTCGCTCTGTCGTTGAGAATCTCACGGACAGCATCGAGCACCGGATGCTGGAGCAAATTTATGAGGTCTTCAGCGACTTCTATGCCCGTAACCTCGGCAACGAGACCCGCAAAGGCCACCGCCAACTGACCAGGCAAGGCTACTGGAAAGGGGGCGCTCCTGCCTGGGGCCTCCAAACGGTAGAAGTCGAAGTCGGCGCCAAGACTCCGCGAAAGCGCCTGGCGCCCTGCCCGGTCCGTGGCCCGCTCATGGTCCAAGTTTTCAGCCGGGTGGCCGCTGGCGAAGCCCCGGAGCAGGTGCGCCGCTGGGTGGCCAGCCAGACCAGCGAGCCAGAGTGGAAGCCGCAAGCGTTTTACGCACGGATCCACAACCCGATCTATTATGGCCGGCTCGAGTACGGACGGACCACCGTTCCCCCAGGGCGCCGGCGCAAAAAGGGCGAACCTGAGGAGTTAACGGTCGGTGAATGGGAAGGTCTAATCACCAAAGAATTATGGGAGGCGGCGAACGACGTGATTGCAAGCAACAAGCGGAAATATACCCGGCAAACGAACGCTTCGGAGACGTCTTATCTCCTGACCGGTCTGGTCAAGTGCCAGGAATGCGGAGGCCCTGTGGTCGGGAGCCGGGCCAACGGCCATCGCAAATACCGCTGCAACGATCGCAAGTGCACGAATTCCAGCGTCAGGGCGGACGTGCTCGAAGAAGAAGTCCTGCGGGGCCTGGCCGAGGCCATGGAGGCCTGGGACGAAGCCAAGGTAGTGGAGGCCGTGCGTGTCCACTTCGAGCCTCTCCGCCAGGGCTCGCGGGAGCGAGAAGCCGAGCTGCGCTCTCAACTCACCGAGATCAGTCTTCGCAAGCGTAGGATCATCGACGCCATCGAGCAGGGCGGCGACCCTGCCACTTTCAACCATCGGCTGCGGGAGCTGGCCGAAGAAGAGAGCAAGCTGGCCCAAGAGATTGCCCTCTGTCAGCATCAGGGCGACGCTCGCGCCAGCATCAACCTGGCCGAGTTTTGCAACCTGTGGCTCCAGCTCAAAAGCGAGCTGGCCAAATCCGAATTAAGGCCTGGCGATCGAGAGGACCTGCAGCTTTTAATGCGCCATTTGATCGAGGCGATCATTTCCATTCCAAAAAAAGAGGGCCAGCTCTTCATCAAGCTGGCCCTCGACGGTGCCGAAGCACACGGTTTAGTTTATGGTCGGAGTGCTCCGACCAGAGGAAACCCGTGTGCTCAGCTGCGAATTTCCGCCTCCAGGCTCCGGTTCCCCTTCAGACACCCCTTCCAGCGGGCCGGGGGGATTAAGGAGATTAGGGGAGATTCCCCTATCCCAGTTCTGCAGAAAAAAATAAAGTACAGTACATGTGAAAAATTGATATAGGGGACGGAGTAGAGAAACTCCCCTGAACCCCCCGAATCCCCCGGCCCGATTTCCGGGCTTCGCCCTGACCCGTTCACCGGCCGGCTATGGTGATGGGGTAGCGCG